TGGATATCCCTGCAGCTCAGCAAACTGTTGATGTATCTGCGACTGATGTGGCACCAAAACCTACAGTAGCACCAAAACCAGAACCTAAACAGAATCTACTACCACCACCAAAGACACAACCACTTCTTTCAGCTGCTGCACCTCCTGACTATTCTAAAATGTCAAAGGCAGAGAGAGCAAGAGTTGATCCAGTATTCAGACAGCAGATGATTGATCAAAGATCTGTTGCATCTAATCCTGTACCTGTTCCCGATAAGGTGGATAAGTTAGAAGATACTGCACTTGGTGAGGATGAAACTAAGAAGAATGTAGAAAAGAAATTAGAGGATGATTTTGAGATAGATCCTAAACTGAAGAAAGCGTTTGGTGAAGCACTAGCATTGCCAGCAAAGTCTGCTGCTGTTGCATTGACTGACTTACTAGCAAATATACCAGCACCAAGTAAAGAAGCATCTAAGATATTAAACAGAAATATTGCTAAACTCTCCTCATCATTTAAACTTGGTGCTGCTAGTTCGGAAGTTGCTAACGATGAAGCAGACAATGACAGTGACGATAAGGTACCAAAATGGATGCAGTTAGCAGGAAAATTGGTAGGAAAAGTAATCAACAGAGTTAAAGGTAATAGCGGTGGTGGTGAAGAAGCACCTCAACTACCAGCTGCACCACAACAAAACTTATTGCCAGGTGCAGCTGGTGATCCTACACATGGAAGACGTGCACCATACACAGGAACTGCTGATGGTATAGGACTTGGAGATGGCTCAGGCAGAGCTATGCAACCTATCAAGAAACGTAAGTCAGCAGCAGCAAAATTATTTGGACTGACACCCATGGGTATGGCATTCAACGCTGGTAACAGCATACTAAAGGGTGCTAAGTCGTTCAGTAAATCAAATACATTCAATAGCATGAAAAGTATAGGTGGCAAAGTACTTGGTGCGACACCAATGGGTATAATGGCAAAATTTGCTATGAAAACTAGTAGTGGTATTGCGAATATATTCAGCAAAGGTGATCAGAGAGTTAATCTAACAGAACTAACTGATAAAACTATACAAGAGAATAGAGAGAATGCTGATATAAAAACAGAGAAAGCAGTTGCTCTTGCATCTGGAACTGGAGACGTTATGTCTCCACCAAGTCCACCATCATTTGATCAAGAGGGAAGTCATCTTGCACAACCTAACATCGTTGACTCACCATATGTCGATGTATATAATACAACCTCACAATTCTAATGTCAGTTAATTTTAAGTCAAACTTTAATTTAGTTACATTCCTCATTGCTGACTTTCCACCAATAGGAATCAATCAGGTATTGTATTGTCAATATGTTGAGGACATTCAATCTGCTACTACACTCATGGATATTCAAGTGACAGACAGTGAGACTGGTTTCTTATCAGAATTAGGTGGTATGGAAAACGTGCTTATAGTTATTGATGATAGTGAAGGCAAAACACAGTTGGGTGGAGATTTTGTTATCTACGATATTCAGGACAGAAAAAATGTAGGTGGAAAGTCATCTGCTGTATTAAGAATGTGTAGAACAGACTTTCTAAACAATGCTGCTAACAAAGTGTCGCGTAGATTTGGTAAAGGTATGGGTCAAAAAATACACAACATAGTCAGAAAAGAAATACTAGAAGATCTCATGGGAGTTGATTCAGCACGACTTGATGACTTTGAACCAACAAAGAATAATTTCTCATTTGTATCACCATACTGGAATCCATTTACTGCGATAAGATGGTTAGCAGCAAGGTCAATACCAGCAAGCAGTGGTAGTGGTCTTAACGCTACTTCTGGATATGCTTTTTATGAAACAAGATCTGGATATCATTTTGTTTCATATGATTCTTTCTCTCAAAAAGAACCAGTCGTAAGAATCGTTGCAGGGCATGAGACATTAGAACTAGAAGAGTCAGATGATTTGGGAATAATATCTGTCGATAGAGTTAATGTAGAGTCAACAGCTAATTTACTACAAGGTCTGAATATAGGTTCATACTCCAGTAATCTGATGACAATAGATGTATCAACCATGGAATTTATTGAACATCCTTTTAACATCAATAAATATTATCAGAATGTTAGTTTGATGAACTCAAACGCGACACCAGAATTTTACAAAGAATTTAAGAACGATCTAACATATACTAGAATTATGTCTAAAGTAACAGACTCTGCGTTGTTTACTAGTGGAACGTATACAGATGGATATACAAAGCAGATATCACAGTCAGCATTAAGGGAAAAATTATTTTACAATAAAAAATGCACCTTAGAAATTATATCAGACTATTCTTTAGAGATAGGTGAAGTTGTGCAGTTGGATATTTACAAAGGTGGTAGAGACAGATTGCAAGACTTCGTAAACTCTGGTAGATATGTTATTGGTAAAGTCGAGAGAACTTATAAGTCAAGTGAGGATAGAATGTCTACCAAACTTACATTGTTTACTGACTCTGATGGTGAAGAATCATGAATGAAAACATTGCTAATTTTATAGGAAGAGAGGGGTTCAACTGGTGGATTGGACAGGTGGAGAATGATGGTAACAAATATTGGAATGCTGAGTTAGAAGACTTCGATTATGGTGATTTTGATTGGACTAATAAAGTAAAAGTTAGAATTATAGGATATCATAATCCAAATAGAAAAGAGTTACCCACGTTTGATCTACCATGGGCTCAGGTGTTGATGCCACCCACATACTCACAACGTTCTGGTATTGGATCCATTCATCAGTTACAGATCAACAGTTGGGTTGTTGGTTTCTTCATGGATGGTGCGTCAGCACAGATACCCATAGTTATGGGTTCTATGACTGATGAGAATCCTACAGATGCTTATGGTGTAGATGGTGGTAAAGAACGAGGTTTTGCACAGTTAGTAACTCCAGATTATAACTACCCAGATCATAGTGAACAAGGTAGTTCTGCAGCTAACACTGGTAGCACAATTCAAACTAACGAAGAAAGTGGTATAGACGAGAAACCTACAAATAATGAAGGACACAATGACACAGATAGTAAGAACAAACGTGGACCTGCAAAAGAAAAGAGTGAGAAGCAAAAGATAGCAGACGAGAAACAAAAGGTAACAGTCCAAATTGGTAATGGCAAGTGTGGATCAGAGACTGCTACTAAACTAGAAGCACCCATGGCAGAGTTCATGAAGTTTGCTCGTGGTATAGAGAAGAATGATATAGATGAGTTTATTGATAAAGCAACTGGTAAAGTTGTTAATCTAGAGTATGAAATCAATATAGTATCACAACGTATACAAAAGAAACTAACTGGATTGACTGCTAATATTAAGGGCGTAGTCATGGAAGAGACTAACAAACTTATAAAAGAAGGTCTTTCCAATCTAAGTATTCCAGATCCAGAGTTAGATGTTGCAGTTAGAGAACAATTAAAAAACGTTGGTGACCTTGTTTCATGTTTGTTCAAGCAAGCAATAGGTGAACTAGGAGATTTTATCAAAGGTATGCTCAAGGATTTGATAGAGAATGTGTTAGACACTGCACTATGTCTTGTTCAAAACATCCTTGGTGATATCATGAAAAAACTCATGGATAATATCACGAGTGCACTGGGTGTATTGAAAGGTATTACGGGTGCTATTAAAGGATCAGCACAAAAGGTACAGAACTTACTTAACAAAGTCGGTGACTTTATAGATTTATTTTGTGATGGTGAACTGTCATGTGCTATTGGTGCATCTGTATTTGAGACTGGTCTTGGTGCAAAACCAAAAGGTCTTGAGGGAGCAGCAAAACAGATTGCACAGTATGCAATCAAACCACCAAACGCCATAACAATTGTGGGTAACGGTATACCTATAGACGGATTTGTTCCATCTATAGATCGTAATGGCGTGAAGAAAATATTTAACACTGCAACAGGAGCACTTGTTGATCTTACTAGTCCAGCTGGTCTTGCAACTGGTTTGACAGAGAAAATATTTGATACACGAGGACCTTTAGAGAAGTTTGAGGGTATCAACTTCTATGACTCACTAGGTAATATATCATCGGCAGCAGTCAATTGTAGCAACAGTGTATTGAATAAGAAACCATGCTTCCCAGAGATGGTGTGGGACAATCTACAGTCAACAAGTCCTATCAAGGCATTACCTATCGTAGATGACATAGGACAGATACTTGGCGTGTTGATGAGAAAGAAAGGAACTAACGTTAATACAGAAGCAACAGTCAAAGCACAGTTTACATGTAATGAACCAGAGGGTAGTGGTGCAGAGTTTAAAACTAACATCACTAATGGTCAGGTAGATTCTATTGAGGTTATCAAACCTGGCGTAGGATATGGATTTGATCCTGCAAGCACATATTGTCCTAACGAACAGTATGGTGTATTGGTAAGTAAGATAGGATTGCAAGAACATGTTAATGATGGTGAATTTATAGAGCAACGCATCACTGGATCTCCAGATGTATTACAGGTTGTTGACGTTGAATATGATGATAATAATATACTATTGGCAACGATAGACACCTCATTTAAAGATAGTCTACAGGTAGGACTAGAGTTAAGAACTAAGTCTGGTCATGAGTTCACATTGAACTTCAATAATAAATTCCCAACACTTGTAATACCACAAAATGCAACAGCAATATATGCTAAGTGTGGTGACATAATTCCTAAACTCGAAGAGGTTAATATCGTAAACGTTGGAACTAACTATGTCAATCCAGTTATTACAATAGGAACAGGATCTAAGAAGAAGACTATCGGATCTGCTACAACAGATTCTAAGGGTAGACTTATCAGGGCAACTGTAAGTGAGTCAGTATTAGGTTTTGTTAAACCTATAGTAGAAGATGCAGGAACATCATCTATAGAGGGAACTGGAACTGGTGCATTATTAAGTGTGGTGTATACTTACACAAGTCCTAGAGAAATCAAGGAGAACAATGTCTTACCATTAACACAATACATTGACTGTGTGGGGCATCCTATGATAAAATCTGCTATAGAAGATGAAGAAAATGAATTAGTTGATACAAACTTCAATCTAGTAAATAGTGAAGTGGATACTACCACTGTCTTGAATACTACTGAAGCAACTCAAGTTCAGCAAACTATATCTACACCTGTTAATCCTTCTACTCCTAGTGTTCCGTCTACTCCATCGACTCCCTCAGCACCAAGTGCTCCGTCTGCTCCGAGTGCTCCAAGTGCACCGTCTACTCCTAGTTCACCATACGGGGGTGGATACTAATGTCTGACATCAATCCATTTACAGGTGGGACTAACAGTCCAAACGAAACACCTGATACAAAGATAAGATATCCATACAACTGGGTTCAAGCAACATCTGCTGGACACATGTTCGAGATGAACAACACCGAGGATGGAGAATACATACGTTTGCTCAATGCAAATGGCAACTTTCTTAACATAGATGAGAAAAATAACAACAACTTAGTTTCATATAATGATACATATATCTTATCAGACCATAATCTTGTTATAAAAGTCGGTAAAGACGTAAATTCTGACCGAATGGCACTGCATATTGTTGGTGACGTTAATTTATATGTTGAAGGAAATATGCAAACTGAGGTCGAAGGTGACCGTTTTGATAGAGTGAATGGTAACTACCAGATGCAAGTCGGTGGTGTATGCACTATTCAGTCAGATGAGAACTTAGCAATACAAGCTAAGAATGAAATGAAGTTACAATCCAACGCCTACACAAACAAGACGGTGTTCTTGGAAAATGATTTGAGTGAAGGCGGTTCTGTAAAAGAGAACGTAGCGGGTAATTATGAAGTCAAAATACAAAAATCAACATCTACATTCTCTGTCAGCAGTGACGGAGACATCCGCACAAGAGCTGCAGGATGCAGATATGAAAAAGTTGATGGTAACTTACTCACTAACGTGGGTGGTAAAATCAAAACACAGGTAGATGGTGGAAATGTATCATGTATAAACGGAGGTGCATTCGATGCAATGATCTCCTCACCTGATAGTAATGCATATAAATTAAATGTATCAGGAAACATCAAGATGGATGCCACTGGCAACGTCGATATTGACGGAACCGAGATATACTTGAATTGATAGTAGAGTTCACAGAGTAAAATGACACAACATCACATGTCAGTAAGTAAGCAGGAAGCAGAATTTCTTAAATGTATTCTTGCAAAGCATTTAGACGATTACGTCGAATCAATGGTTAGAGAAGATAAGACAGGCAAAGCAATGAATAATATGAAAGCGAACAGGGAAGCAGGACTTGAGTTAATGAGCAAGGTTGAGGAGACCATCAGACGTGCTGCTAGGGCGGGTAACACCACCTACTTTACAAACTCCTGACCACGTGTTATACTGATTAT